GGTAAAACGGTGGGTGACGGTGGTGGTGCAGCCTGCCAGCAGCAGCTCCATGCTCATCGGGCGTCCGACAATATTGGAGGCGCCAATGACCACCGCGTTCAGGCCGTAGGTATCAATGTTGTAACGCTCAAGCAGCGTGACGATCCCACGCGGCGTGCACGGACGCAGACGCGGCGCGCGCTGGCACAGACGGCCCACGTTATACGGGTGGAAACCGTCAACGTCTTTGTCCGGCGAAATGCGCTCCAGCACTTTGACATTATCAATGCCGGCGGGCAGCGGCAGCTGGACCAGAATGCCGTCGATGGCGCTATCCGCATTCAGGGTGTCGATAAGTTCCAGCAGCTCCGCTTCGCTGGTGGTTTCCGGGAGATCGTACGAGCGGGAGACGAAGCCTACCTCTTCACACGCTTTGCGCTTGCTGCCGACATAAATCTGCGATGCCGGGTTGCTGCCGACCAGCACGACGGCTAACCCTGGAGCACGAAATCCGGCCGCAACGCGCGCCTTCACTTTTTCCGCAACCTCAGAGCGTACCTGCTGCGCAATCGTTTTACCGTCAATAATTTTTGCTGCCATCAGAGAGAGGATTCCATCTGTATCTTTACGAAAGGGGGATGGCGATATTTTGTCAGAAGCCAGCCCCGCTGTCAGTCTTCGTTTAAGATTTTATCTTTCTTTGGCGTTACGGCGGCTGAAAAACGGGCCTGACCGCGCTGCGAATGGCGCAAAAAGGAGCCCGGGAGCCGAAGAAAAGTTAACGTGCAGAAACATAAGGTTGGATAAACTTTATACTGCTTTTGCGGCATAAGCCGCCAGCCTGCACAGGCAAGCGCAGTTTCGCGGCAAAATACATTGACTCATCAGGCGTGGACCGTATAATTCCGGCGATTGCACATCATGAAGCTCGCTTCTCAATGCGCCCTTAGCTCAGCTGGATAGAGCAACGGCCTTCTAAGCCGTAGGTCACAGGTTCGAATCCTGTAGGGCGTGCCATTTAAAATCAACCACTTACGCTAATTTTAATCCAGCCTGATTTCCTCCTTGTGTCGTATTTGTGTCGCTAGCGCCAAAAATGGCGTCAATTTTCCGTGCGTGTTCGGTTAGGTGGTTCGGTGCCAGGTGAGCATAACGGCGCACCATCTCGATGCTCTCCCATCCTCCCATTTCCTGCAAAACAGAAAGAGGGACGCCGGACTGAATAAGCCAGCTCGCCCAGGTGTGCCGGAGGTCGTGAAAACGGAAATCCTCGATCCCCGATTTTTTCAACCCGGCGCGCCAGGCGTTATTGTCATCCACCCGCATTTTTCTCACCGCGGGCGTCAGTGTTCCATCCGGGCGATATTTTGCCGTGGTGTGAACAAACACCCATCGGGAGTGCTTCCCTATCTGATCCCTTAATACCCTGCATGCGGTATCATTCAGAGCTACGCCAATCGCCTTGCCCGCTTTTGCGTTCTCCGGGTTTACCCATGCAACCTTTCTCTGCATATCGACCTGCTGCCACTCAAGCCCGATGATGTTTGAGCGGCGCAGGCCGGTTGCCAGTGCAAATATCACCACTGGCTTAATGCTCTCCGGCATGCACTCGATCAACCGCTCAGCTTCTTCTCTGGTCAGCCACCGTATCCGCTTGCTGACCGGCTTGCGGGTTTTGATAACTGGCGCCGTTTTTATCCAGCCCCAGTCATTCGCCGCGGCCCTGAGCAGGGATCGAATGAAGGAAAGGTGTTGCGCCTTCGTGGCCTGGGAAACCTGTCGTGGTTTGTACTCCGGAACCGGCTTACCTTTCCGCAACGCGGCATCGCGCTTACTCTCCCATACCTGCAGGTGCTTACGGTTGATCATCCCATTGACGGCTCCGTGAATTTCCTCCGCCGTTATCTTTGAGACGTCACGGCCGGAAAAATGCTGCAGCCAAAACTCTATTTTGGTTTTGTCATCATCCAGTGACCGCTTATGGTCTTTCTCACGCAGCCAGCGGATACAGCATTCTTCGAAGGTTCTGACAGGCAGGTCACCGATCTGGTCAACCCGCCATGCTTCTGCCTTTAGCTTGTCGTGGAGCTCCTGTGCCTGCTTTTTGTCCCCCGTACCAAGAGATCGCCTAACTCTTTTCCCTGACGGCGTAAAGAAATGACAGTGCCACATGCCGCCTCTGAGGGTGATGGACATAAAATATCTCCTTTATGCTCACCCGCGTTCGCTCGTTTAGTTTCCTGCGGGGATGACAAATACGCAATACATGCCGCTTCAGTCGTTCTGTACTTATTGCCGACCTTGCGGCCGGCAAGCTCTCCTGACTCAATCAGGCGGTAGATTACCCGCGCCGACACGATGAGTAAGTCGGCGGCCTGTTGAGCTGTTATCGGTTTATCTGAAGCCATATCACCTCCGATGCCTACCGCGTAATTCCTCTTCTTCCTGGCAATCAGCGCAGCGCTGGCAGCCCGCCACCAGTTCCCGGCGCCGATCGGGTATCTCTTCCCCGCAGTCGCAGCAGTGAGTAGCCGAGACTGCGTTATGGTTGATGCGCATGTTCTGGATGGTCATTTCAAGCCGGCGCTCTGCCAGATCGTTGGCCTGATCGATGAGTTCTGCGCTCATGCTGCACCGCCTTCGCTTTTTTCCGCTTCAACCACCATCTGCTCAAGCTTTCGTGAAAGCTCGGCAGACAGTGCCTGGAACTCTTCCTCTGTCGCTACCGGGATCGGCACAAAACGGATGCCGATATGAGCGAGGCCATGTGCGGCCTCAAGGCATTTCCTTAAATCAACGGGAGAGGCTCTGTTCATGCTGCACCTGCCTTGTCTTTGAGGTCAGCGCGCAGATGGATTTCCTTGCCGTTTGCCGCGGGGAAAACAAGAACGTCATCGCGGGCAATCATCAGATGGGCTACAGCAAACAGAACGTCATCCGTAACATCGAACTTTTCCCCGGTGAATTCTCGGACGCCAGGGGCCAATTTGCTTTGCTTAGAGCGCCCGGCAAAGATACGGTTAGTTAAGCCTGACAGGCCGACAGTAATAGGGTTGCTCATGATTCCACTCCATAGCGGCCGCTAAGCCGCCCAATAACACTGACAAATTTCACCAGACTGACACCCATAAGCCGGACCTTCTCGTAGTGCTTGCGAAGGATGGGGGGGCATACAGCGTTCCACTTCGGTTTAGGCTTCACGCTCATCGCTTTGGTTATCTCTTCTGCGCAACGACGAGCCTGGGCGCGGAGAGCGTTTTCTTTTTCTTCTGGCGTCATGCTGCCTCCCGCTTCTTATTGAGGTGGGGTGCATTCGAAAGGAAAACGGCCCTTGCAAAGCCAAGGGGAGTAGCACTGCGAATGTTGGCGCGCTCGTCGCTGGGTGGGCATTCATGAATTCGGTTGTCCGGATACCAGTCAGCCACCAATCCGGAAAAGGACGCTCCTGATATGGACTCGATCGCCTTTTTCTTCGGCACCATGCGGCCGCAGGCCAGCTTCACGGCGTCGATAGCCGCTTCAACCATCGGGTGCATATTCTCTACCGGTGTCTTGAAGCCGTTACCCGTCCAAAGGCATGTCTGCTTCGTGTAGTTGTCATCCGCGCACAGCCCAGTGAACTGGTACGGATGGAACGTGTAATCGGCAGACCCGAAGATGCTACTGAACACGCTAACCGGGTTTTCGAATGCCCACGGGCAGCCGGACGCCAAGCCAACCATCCTGCATTGTTCTGCGACCAGCGCGGCTTTGGCCTGGAAATGCGGGTCTTTGGCGCGCTTGGACTCGAACCAACGGGACCCGGAAACAGCCACTTCCGTGCATGGTGGGAAGCCGATGACAATGACGACGTTCTCAGAGCGGATGATCTGAGATATCCGCGGCATCGCCTCAAGGATGGTTGCCGATATGCGCTCAACAGGACCGTCGATCGAAGTCTCAGGGTGCTGCGGGTCCACCAGAACGGCACGATAACCTGCTTCGACCCATGGCTCAGCCATTTTCCAGGTTAAATCACAGAGGCAGATAACAGTACCTTTGCTCATGCTGCCTCCGTCTTAACAACGTCAATGGCGCAGCCAGGGATCAGCTCAACGGAAGCGGTGGCGCACTGGTTGCCCCAGTGGCTCCAGCCTGGCGCTGCGCTGCGACTGAAAAGTTCAATCCGCGGCACGTCGCCGTAGAGCAGTTCCAGGCGGTGCC